TCATTTCTTCCCGAAGGTGGTCATCATCATTGTCACGAGGGATGGATTCAAACTCATTGTCCATTCTGTACAGATGGAACTTATGGTTGGCATTTAGGTTTTAGTATTGAACATGGAAATATAAATTGCTGGAGATGTGGTTCCCATAGTATTTATAAATATCTTTCTATTATTTTAAAAAATAAAAAAATAACAGTTAAACAAGCACTAAATCTATACTCCCAAAAAAGTATTTATATTCCAAAAGTAAAGAAACCAAGACGAAGAAAACCAAAAAAACCACCTTATATGGAAGAATTTTTTTCAAAAGCTCATAAACGTTATTTAAAACAAAGAAGATTCAATCCTACAAATCTAATTAAAGAATGGAATTTAAAAGCCACAAAAGGTTTATCTGGTAAATGGTCATGGAGAATTATTGCTCCTATTTATAATTCATTTTGGATAACAGTAGGCTATACCGGAAGAGCAGTTCATTTGGATATAAAACCAAAATGGAAAATGTCTAATAATAAAGATATGTCTGAAGACCCAAAAAAATTACTATATGGAATTGAAAAAGTTTCAGATAGAGTTTTGATTGTTGAAGGCGTAGGTGATGTCTGGAGAATGGGTCCTGGTGCTGTTGCAACATTAGGTATTGATTGGAAAGTTGAGCAGGCTTTTCAATTAAAAAATATTCCTTATCGTTTTATAATGTTCGATTCAGAAATACAAGCCCAAAAGAAAGCCAAAGAACTTGCTAATTGGCTTGCTCCTTTTTCTGGCGAAACAGAAATCATCTCTGGTCTTAATACTGATCCAGGTAATATGAGCCAGAAGGAAGCAAATAGATTGATGAAAGAACTGGAGTTCATATAGATGGTTAAACGATTTATTGATACAGAAATATGGTTAAAAAATAAATGGTTCAGAAAGCTGAAACCTAAACATAAATTATTCTGGTTTTACATTATTTCCAATTGTGATTCAGTTGGTGTTTGGGAAGAAGATATTGAACTTGCTTCATATGTAATTCAATGTGATTATAATCGTAAAGAACTTTTAAATATTTTTAGTCATAAAATAAAAATATTTTATAATAATGAAAAATGGTGGATTAAAGATTTTGTAAACTTTCAGTATGGTATTCTTCAAATCAATAAAAAAAATAAACCACATTCATCGTATATTAAATTGTTAAAAAAGCATAGACTATATATAGACTATAAAAAGACTATCTATAGAGCTAAAGAAAAAGATAAAGATAAAGATAAAGATAGAAAGAGAGATTCCAAAGAGAGAAAACAAAAGTTAAAAGTGAAAAAAAAGCATTCTAAAAAGAAACTTGGTGAATATAAACATGTTCTATTGACATTGGACCAATATAAAAACCTTCATAAGAAATGGGGCCAGAAAAAACTAGATTATATGATTAAAATTTTAGACGAGGGAATTGAGTTAAAAGGATATAAATATAAAAATCATAATTTAGCAATCCAAAAATGGGCCAAGAAAGAGTCAAATATTCCAGATCATCCAACTACAGATTATGAGATTGAAGATGAAACGTGAAAAGATAGACACCAAGATTGAGGAAAAAATTGTTACTGCAATGATAACATCAAAAGAATTTTTGGCGCAATTGGCACCATCTCTTGATGTTGATTTAATGCGAACCGAACATTTTCGTATTATTTCCAAATGGTGTATCAGATATTTCAATAAGTATAAAAAGGCACCAAACCACCACATTGAAACAATCTATCATTCATGGGTCAGTAAAAGTAAAGCTAAAGAGGAAACTGTTGATGCCATACATGATATTTTGGAGAATCTCTCTGATAGATATGAACAACAAGAATCGTTAAACGTTTCTTATCTCTTGGATGAAGCCTCAGAACATCTCTCATTACGGAAATTAGAGCAATTAAGGGACAATCTTGACTCTGCACTACTCGAAAGAGATACTACAATAGCTGAGAGCCTCGTAAATTTACACCGTGCGGTCATAACGGGGCTTGGTGTAGGGATAGATATATTCCGGGATAAAACGGCTTTACAGCGAGCGTTTTCGGAGTCACAAAAACCACTATTTACTATTGGATCAAGTAATGTCCAAAAATTCTTCGCCAATGCTTTTTCCCGAGACAATCTAATAGCAGTGTTAGCGCCAGAAAAAAGGGGTAAAACTTTCTTCTGTGTTGAGTTTGCAATAAGAGCATTAATGGCCAGAAGAAAGGTGGCATTATTCGAAGTTGGTGATATGAGTGAGTCTCAAATCATTAAGCGTATAGGTATAAGATTTACCGGTCGGCCATTATATAAAAATCAATGTGGTAAGATTAAAATACCAACCAAGATTATAAAAAATGGTAAACGGATTAGAATAAAGAGAAAAACAAAACTTATTAAAAAACCTGTAAATGAAAAGATTTGTAAAGAAATCATGAGAAAATTTATGCGACGATATGGAATCTCATCCAAACATACATTCTATATGACCAGTGTTCATCCAAACTCATCAGTAAACGTTGCCGATATTACCGGTATATTGGATAAGTGGGAGATTGAGAACGACTTTATTCCTGATGTTATTATAATTGACTATCCAGATATTCTGGCCGATGAACCTGAAACACAGAATTATACAACTAGAGATAAGGAGAATACCAAATGGAAGGCTTTAAGAAGATTAAGCCAGGAGAAGCACTGTCTTGTAATTGCACCAACACAGGCCGATGCAGCAAGTTATAATGTTGAACTTTTAGAAGCAAAGAATTTTAGTGAGGATAAAAGAAAGCTCGCCCATGTAACTGGAATGCTTGGATTGAATCAGAATATAAATGAGAAACATGCTGGAATAATGAGACTAAACTGGATTGTATTACGTGAAGCACCATTTTCAATTGATCGATGTTTATATGTAGGACAGTGCTTACCTCTGGCCAGATCTTTTTGCTGTGGATATTATTAAGGAAAATAAAAATGAAGTTAATCATTGAGATAAAAAATAAATTACTAAAAACTAAGGGACTTAATCCGGACCTTAAAAAAGCAATTGAGAGTTTAGGTAAGAATAAGAATAGACCACTTGGTAAATTCTCACCATGGGCATGGTGGGGGGAAATAACACGAGGCTGTAATCTAAGATGTTGGCATTGTGCAACACGGTTATTTCCTCGAAATAAATTTAAGCATATGAAAAAGAGAACATGGAAAAATATGATTCATCTAATTAAGGAAGTCTCGCCACGAACTCGTTTAGAGATTGCAAATGCAGGTGAACCAACCTTACACCCTAATATATTGAATATGTTAGACTATGCGAGAAGAAAGTGTCCATCAATTCAATTAATGATCTATACAAATGGAACTACATTAATCAATGGTGATATTACATATAATGAACTGTTTAAAGCTGGTCTTAATATGATTCAAGTTAATATGTATGCACCAGAGAGGGATCATATTAAACTGGCAAAAGAATCAGGATATTTTTACTATACTGAAACAACTAAACCAAAAACCTTTCCAGGACTTTTTACATATAATAAAGATCAGAAATTTCATGCGATTAGTCTTTGTAAGAATCCAACCAATTGGTTATCTAAAAAGAAAAAGCAACGGAATATATCAACATTTATGAATCATCTTGATTGGAAGGCGGCAAATAAGCATGGTGTCTATCCAGTTACCAAGGCACCAAACCGTAGATGTGATTTACCATTTAAGTTTATTCCAACATTCTATGATGGTGCTTATAGTTTTTGTTGCTTTGATTTTATGCGAGAGATGGCGGGAAAACTTGGAAATGTTAACGATGGTGTTGAAGGCTTCTTTAAATTCTGGCTTGGAGAATATATGCAGGATACAAGAGAGAAACTTTTGAGAAAAGATCGTAATAGTCATAAGTATTGTTCCACTTGTAAATTTACCTCAGTTCGCTGTGATATTCCATATTGGAAGGAAGGAATGACTTCAATGTCTTGGAATGGGGAGAGTTTAATATGAGTTTATTGGAAAAGATACGAAATAAAATGCTTAGAACAAAGAATCTTGATCCAGATATGAGAAAGGCTATTGAGAGTTTAGGTAAAAATAAAAGGAGACCACTTGGTAAATTCTCACCATGGGCTTGGGCGCTGGAGCCAGTTCGCGGTTGTAATCTTACTTGCTGGCATGGTCCTGCTAGACCTCTTCCTCGAAAGGAGTATATTTATATGGATT